ACTGCTGAAAAAATTGCAAAGGTTGATTTTAGCAAGCAAATTAAATCAATGAAAACTTGGATAACTACAACAAAAGATTTATCCGATGTTGTTAAGAATATACCGTTAGCAAAATTAATACCTGATGATGTTGATGTAAAAGACACTATTTGGTCAAAAATGGGCGAGGGTTTTAAGCAATACAAGGCCGATGTTTCAAAGGGCAATATAACCATTGCCAGTGCAACCCTTAAAGGGATGCAATCCATCGAGGATGGCATTGTTAATATGGTGATGGGGGTTAAAACCTCATTTAAAGATATGGCGCGTTCGATCATTGCTGATTTAATTAGGATGCAAGTTAGAGCCTTATTGGTGCGTAGTATATCCGGTGGGTTTGGTTTTAAATTACCAGGCTTTGCCGCCGGTGGCCGCCCAACACCAAATCAACCATCGATCGTGGGTGAGCGAGGTGCAGAGTTATTTATACCGGATCGCGCCGGCACAATTGTACCAAACCATCAACTTAACACCGCCACTGGTGAGGTGCGCCAAGTCAGTGCTGAGATTAACTTTAATGTGCAGGCTATTGATGCGGCCAGTTTTAACAATTATTTGGTTAATAATAGAGGCACAATCGAGAGCATTATTAATTCATCACTCACCTCAAATGGTAGCGTTAGGCGCACCATTAAGCAGGTAGTTTAGTGAACAATTTAACCACAACCATTATGGCCAACCACAGTCATATCCAAGTTGAGGAATGGTTAAAACAAGGCCAACCATTGCAATTTAATAGTGGCAAAACACAGCGCGTGGTCAGCTCGTCAATACCGGCTTTGCAAATGCAGGTTAGTTATAACAACCTTACCAAAACACAATTTGAGGCGTTGCAAACTGTATATGAGGCCAACCATTCAAACACGGTTATTATTGATGCGGATGATATTCATGATTTACGCCCTGATGTGATGGGGTTAAATGCCTCAGTTTGGGTATTTAAAGAGTTTAAATTTAGGGTGGTTGCGCCCTCACTTTACTCAGGCACGATTAATTTGATCAGCAGTGTGTTTTTTAATTACACTGAATATCAAAGCGCATTTACACAATCATCAGCTTACACACCAATTACCTCAACTGATACTGGGTTCACCACAGTGTTGGCCAGTGCCGAGCCTTATCAAGTGGCTTTTGAATATATTTCAAATTCAATATTTTCAAATATTGGTGCATCAGCTAGGCACATTAAAGACAAAGACGGCCTGCGCCGCAAATACACTTTAAATTGGCTGCTGCAAGAGTCAGAGTTTTTGGCGTTGATAAAGTTTTATCGTAAAAAAGCCGGCATTATGGGTACGTTTGGGATGCCAAAAGAGGGATCAATCTCATTGGGATCAACCGCTAAAACTAAAGCCTATTTTATGGCGGACAGTTTTAAATTCAATCGCCGTGTAGATGGTATGTATGTTTGTGATGCAGATATTGTGGAGTCATTGCAATGAAAACCATCACTAATAATGTGCGCTCAGATGAGGCCTTTGCCATGTTGCATTTGTTTCAATTTGATTTGGATAGCAACTGGGATTATGACCAAGCAGATGCCGGTGAGATTTTGCGCTTTACTGACCATGATGTGTTTGTCTATGATGGCACAAATGAATACACGCCACTGGCCATTAGCTTTGATAAGTTAGCAGAGGATTTTTCCATGCAATCAGACAGCATTAATGTTGTGATTGACAATATCAATGGCGCACTAACAACTCAGGCGTTGGCTAATGAGTGGCGTAATAACCCTTGCAAAATAACACGGGTAATTTATACACCGGCCAGTGAAACCGTTGGCTCAGACACTTATGAGTTTGGTGTGTCGGATCAAGGCACAACTACCTATCCACGCCTAGAAATTGCCGGCCTAACCAAAGACAGCTATACATTGTTTGAGGGCGTAATTGATACCTTTAGTGCAACATCGCAGGCATTAAATGGCAGCCTAACAACCCAATTTTCGCACTGGTCAAAACCTTACCCGTCACGCACCTACAATCAACTTGAATTTACCACCATAGTGGATGCCATTAATGACGTACTTTGGTGGGGGCAGCAGGACAACACATGATGACAAATTGCTTTACCGTTGTTATTAATTATCTAAACCTACGTTTTGTGCTGCCTAGTGGTTGGGGTGAGTACACGCTTGATATTAATAACATGGATTTATTTGTTAAAAATCAAACAAAGTTTTTAGCCAAAAAACAACACATTGGTTTTTTTAAGAGTTTTTGCAATAGAGTTAAAACTGCTAAAAAAGACGATATTGTTTTAACCCGTACATCGGTTGGTGTTGCCATTAACCAATTTACTTATTGGGTTTATAACGAAGATTTACAGCGTGTTGAGCATAAACAATTAAACAAGGAATGTTTAATTATGAGGGTTGATCATGGGTAGCTCAGTAAAAGCAATTGTAGGTATTGCGCTGATGATCGCCGCACCTGGAATTGGTGCTTGGGCAGCCGGTGGATCGTTTGCTTGGGGTACGACCATTGCCAGTTTGTCCGGCATTGGCTTGGCCACTGCCATTGGTGTCACTTTGGTGGCCGCCTCGCTTGCCGGCAGTGCCTTAACCCCTGACATTGGTGATATTGGTGGTTCAGAGGCTTATGCAGGGCAAAAACTACAAACACAAAAATCCAATGTTAGCCCCGTGCCTCAAGTGTTTGGTTTTAACCGTTTAGCCGGTAATATTATCTATCAAAAAACCAATGCAGCAGTCAATTCAGATGCCGCCGCCAATGGCTATAACCGTGATTATTGGGGGATTATTGCCTTGGCCGGTCACACCATTGAAGATATAACCGGCATTTATGCAGGTGCAACCGTGATGACTTCACTGGGTTCAAATAAGTTTCAAACAGACTATGCTCACGTTAAATGGTATGACGCATCAAGCACTGCCACCAACGTGCAGGCGGTTGATTTTGTTACCAATACAGCCGGCTCAACCTCAACGGGTTTGACACTTACCCTTGACAGCGTAAACATACCGGCCAACACTGCATTTTTAGCCGTGCATCAAGTGTTTGATGGCGATGAAAATAAGTCAACGCAAATGGCCAATTTAACGGTTTTAATCAAAGGTAAAAAAATCAGAACCGTTACCAATTCAACCACCATTAGCACGGCTGAAACATACACAACCAACCCTGCTGAAGTGGTATTGGATTTATTAACTGATGGCCTTAATATCCCCGATACCGATATTGATATTGCCTCGTTTTATACTGCTAAAACTAGCTGCGCAACTAATGGCTGGAATGTCAATCTTGCGGTTATTCAGCAGGCCAATATACAATCAATTATTCAAGATGTATTGGCAACGTGTCGAGGGCAAATTGTTCACTCAGCTAATAAATGGATACTCAAAATTGATAGCAAATCTCAAAGTATTGCTGACACCTTAACCGATGATGATTTTATTAATAATAGCTTAAACATATCCATGAAAGGCAATCGTGATATTGCTAACAAAATCATTTTTAAATACGTTAATCCAACTGATGAATGGTTAAGCGCACAAGTGGTCAAAGAGGATAGCGCTTTGCAAACTTTTGATGGCCAAACCCTACAAAAGACGTTAGATGTTAAGGGTGTAACAGACAGCACACAAGCCGGTGAATTGGCAGAAATTGCCTTAAATACAATGCGTTACACCGAAAATTCATCAGGCACTAGGGTTAAACAAACACCACTGGCTTTGTCATTTGCAACCACGGTTAAAAATGCTCATTTAGAGGTGGGTGATGTAATCACCATTGATAGTGATCTATTAGATCGCAACCGTAATTTTTTAATTTTATCAGTAGAAACAGATCAATCAGGTTTGATACAAATCACCACAAGGGAATATGCGGAAACGCATTATAAAAACAGCGCAGGCACTTATTTAATATAGAGGTTAAAACATGGCAATCACAACAAGGGCAGGAAAAGGATCAGCACTAACGCACACAGAAATGGATGCCAATATAACGGCTATCCCTGAAAAAACATCAACAACCGGTGTCGTTAAAGGTGCATCAGGTACGACCGCACAAAGACCGGCAACAGCAGTGGCCGGCTATACCCGTTTTAATACCACTATTGGCAGGCACGAAACCTACTCAGGCAGTGCGTGGATTGAGGATGTAAACACAGCAGATGCCTCAACATCAGGCATGGGCTTTGTGATTGATGAGGATGCTATGGGATCAAACTCAGCAACCAAAGTGCCAACGCAGCAATCAGTTAAGGCTTATGTTGATGCACAAGTTACGGCTAGTGATCTTGATTTTCAAGGTGATTCAGGTGGTGCATTAAGTATTGATTTAGATGCTGAAACATTAACCATTGCCGGTGGCACGGGTTTAACCTCAGTGGGTTCAGGTAACAGTGTCACAGTTAATATTGATGCAACGGTGGCCACATTAACCGGCTCGCAAGCATTAACCAATAAGACCATTGATGTTGATAGCAATACCGTATCAAACATTGAAGTTGACAACCTTAAATCAGGTGTTTTAGATACTGATTTAACCAGTGTTGCTGCAACTGATACTACCTTGCCATCGGCCAAAGCTGTTAAAACTTATGTTGATGCCCAAGTACAATCCAAAGATGCGTTAAGTGAATTGTCAGGCACATTAGATGATATTACTGATGGCACAACTTATAAAAAATATGCGGCCACGGAAAAAACCAAACTAGCAGGCATTGAAACCAGTGCTGATGTAACAGACGTGACCAATGTAACCGCAGCAGGTGCGTTAATGGATAGTGAATTAGCCGGAATTGCAGCAGTAAAAGCAACCACGGGTACATTTTTAACAGCAGACCAAACTAAACTAGATGGTATTGCCACCAGTGCCAATAACTATACCCACCCAACCGGCGCAGGTGACAAACACATCCCAACAGCCGGTGCAAGTGGCCAGTTTTTAAAATATTCATCATCAGGCACGGCAGTGTGGGCGGCGGACAATAACACCACCTATTCCGTTGGCGATGGTGGGCTAACGCAGATCAATTTTACTAGCGCAGATAACACTAAACT